TGGAGTTTAGCATACAAATACCAATTACCGTACAGATGGGGAGTGTACTCAAAGATAAACCGATACCGCCAGTGATCTTCTTTCTTGTCAAATGACCGAAACTCCATCCTACCTTCTACTGTCAAGTCCTTATAGGAAAAGAACTCACCAGTAAACTTGATACGATTTTCCCTCGTATCTCTCAAGTCTGCATACCGATACATCACTTCGATTGGTCCAATCTTATTACCGACCTCAACGTGCCAAGCACCTTCCCGATGTCGATAAGTGTATTCCCAATCATCCTGTTTTGCTTTATAATTATGTTCAGATGGTGCGGCTACAGCCACTCCACATAACGAAAGTATTAGTATTGCAACTAATCCTCTCATACATTGCTCCTTATTGTAGTGAGTGGACTGCGACCACTACACCAACAGATGCTAGTAGACCGACCATCATCTTCATAAAGTCTTTTGTCACCATCGGAAACACCATCTTCATCTTTCTCTTGTCAGTGAAGGAGGCGATTGCCAACTCACGACCAGCGAGGAGACCTACGAACACCCATGTTGTTGACATTGGAATGTTATTTATCTCTTTAAAGATGAACAGAATGATCCAGTAACAGAAGTCAATAATCGTTGCTGATCGAATGTATTTTGTGCTGTGCTTCTCAATAACAATAGTTTGTATCTTCCCACCTCTTTGATAGAACATGAAACCTAACCCAGCGGTGAAGATTACGCTGATTAGTACCATCAAGTCTACAGTAAGCACACGGGGTAAAAACACTGCGATATTTGCCATATCGTGTGATAACCAAGTCCACCAAAGGAACCCAGTTGTCGTCCATTGTGCCACACGCCAGAACTTCCTGTGTTCTGGTGCTACTGGTTTGGACTCATCCATTAGTTTGGATACACCGAACCAGATAGCGTATGCGGCAATGGCAGCAACTGCATATCCCATCACACTCTTCATCAACATTTTCTCAAGCACAAAGGTGCTCGCGAAAGCAGACAACACTAGGAAACTAGTACTGACTGGCACGCCGATTGCAGTGAGAGTTAGAAGGATAGCAGGAGCCAGTGCGTGATACCACTGAACCTCTTGGAATGGTATCCTGTCGAGTCTGCCATAGGATATGTCACCGTAGACATACCAACCATACCAGACTGCACACAGGAGAACACTTGATGCGGCGAACCACATTGTGTACCACTTGAATCGCTCGTTGTTCGATGCCATCCAAGTTCCAAGAGTTTGCACAGAGTCGTTTGCGATGACTGCGTAACTGGCGAGAAGAAATCCAACCAGTGACCATAGCGTTAACGCTTCCATACATTACTCCTTGTTGTCGAGGCGACATTGCCTCGATAATATTTATTGGCAGGCCTTGGAGTTTTATGTTAAGATTTTGTTAAGTTTAAGCCAAAAAAAAGGGACTCCGTAGAGTCCCTTAAAATCGTCCCTTTAGGGATTCTTTTTATTACATCAGGTTAGTAACCTTAACAGAACGGTAGTACTGGTTGCGGTCAGCAGTAAATGTATCCGCGTCAGTTGTACCGTCAGACTGAGTGACGTAAGGGTTAGCAATCATACCGTAACGAGTCTTGAAGCCAATCTTCGGTTGGAAAGTATCGGGGTCGATTGCGCGTACCATTTGCAGAGGTACATAGGGGCAGTAGAACAGACCAGCGTCATAAGGTGAAGTACCCTTGTAACCACAAACGTAGAACTGAGAAGCAGCACCAGTGTTTGCAGAGTAAGGATCAACGTATACCTTGTAACGACCATTCAAAGTACCAGCAAAAGTGTTACCTGTATCGTCTACGTTAAGAGAAGTGTTCAGAGCAGGAGTGTAATCCAGAACACCAGCCATTGACAGGGCAGAAGCAACATCTGAAGAACAGATGATGAAGTTACCCTTACCGCGACGAGTGTCTTGTGCGATTACGTTCGCGTCTCTTTCGATGTTGAACAGCAGACCCTTGAATCTTTCAACAGACCAACGACCATTTGAATCTACGTCAAGGTCAAAAGTACCAGGCGTTGCAGTAGAAGCAGCACCCGTCTTAGCGACTTTGTAGATTGTACGGATCACTTCGCGGTTGATTTCAGCGAGGATTTCCTGAGACAGAATGTTTGACAACTCTGACTCAGCGTCAAGACCGTGAACTGCCTTGAGGTCTTGCGCCAATTCGACAGTGTACTCTGCCTTCAGTGCGCGTGACTTAGCAGTTACAGTGGTCTTCTCAATTGAGAATGCCATCTGGTTCAGCGTAGTAGAATCACCAAATACCTCAGCGTTGTCACGGGTTACACCAGTACCAGTTGTGTAAGAACCATCAACAGGGTTAGAACCAGCGTGAGTACCAGCACCAGAGAAGTCTGTGTCAGCTTCGTTGAACAGAGCCTCTGTACCAGTTTGTGAAGTGTAGTGAGACTTCATCGCAAAGATCAGTCCAGTAGGACCAGTCATCGGTTGAACACCAGCAACGTCATACGCCATCAGGTTAGGAAGGGCGCGACGAACCAGAGAAATCAGGATGGGATCATATGTGTCGATCTCGCCTGACATGTTGTTAGCGTGTACCGCTTCAGAGAAAACTTGCTTCTCTTCACGGAGAGCCTTTTCTTGGTTCTCAAGAACTACAGAAGTTACTGCCTTACGATAAGGGTCAGCAATCTCTTGCAGATCGGGATGATCCAGAACAGGACTCCACTTTTTTTGGATTTCTTCGGAAAGATACATTGTAGTCTCCTTGGTTTGGTTTTTTGTTTTACCTAAGTTTATTTATAAAAATTTTACTTTTTAATCTGTTTTGAAATTGCCTGAGCGTACTTACTGATTGAAGTACCTTCTTCAAGATGGTCAGCGTCAACTGTATCTGACATTACTTCACCAGCGTCCACACCCTGTTTGGGGAAATAGTTTTCCTTAACAACAGAGACTTTTTCAGCAAAGAGTTCGGAATCACCAAAGTCTACATCAGCAAGAAGTGAAGACAGTTTTTCTGATTCTGTCATTGTCAAATCTTCAGATGCCTCAGCGATGATCTTCTCACGCAACATGTCTTCTCTTTCTTTCGTCAGAGATACTTGTGCTTCGATTGACTCGTTGAGTTTTGACTTGAGTTCTTCGATCTCAGTTTGCATTTCACCAAGTACATCGTACTTCTCTTCAGGCACTTCAATATAATGTTCGGTGAAAACAGTTTTCAGAGACTTGATAAAGTCTTCTGTAATTTCAGTACGGAGACCGCGCTCGATAGCGAGTTCGTTCTCTTTCATCCAGTTCTCAGAAACGTAGTTGAGATATGCGTCGATCTTCTCAACCATGTCATCTTGGAATTTCGCCTGAGCGGCTTCAGCTTCCTCAGCAAGTTCTGCCTGAATGGATTCGATTTCGTTAGCAAGACGAGCAGTTACTACTGTCTCAAAGAGTTCAGCGGCCTTAACCTTGAAGTCTTCTGAGAGGTGCTCTTCGTCTGCGAAAAGATTAGCGATATCACCTTCAAAAAGATTCTCACCTTCGACTTCTTCTTCAGCGTCTTCAGCGGACTCTTCTTCAACGATCTCTTCGACTTCTTCTTCAGTCTCAGCAGTTTCGTCTTCAGCGATAACTTCTTCTTCCTCTGACTCTTCAGTTTCCTCGCGAGCAACAACACCTTTTGAAGATGCTTGATTGACCACTTTCTTGGGGTCTTCTTCGTCTTCAAAGTTGGGGGCATCACCAGCACCAGAGTTGGTGAGTTCACCAGACTGACTCATTTTGTCAGCAGCGGCCTTACCAATAGATGCAGTCAAACCACCATGCTTGTCACCTGTACCAGACAGGTCTTGCATTTCGGGTGAGGGGTTAGAAGAACCTTGAGACGGCATAGATGCATCACCACCTTGACTCTTGGGAGCAAGAGTTGCGGCAGCTGCCTTCTCTTCCAGTTCATTGACTTCTTCAGCAAGAGCAAGAGACTCTTCAATCTCCTTACCCTTCTTCAGAAAGTCTCTGATTTTGCTTTCTACGCTCATGATTTTCTCCTTTGAGATATTTTTGCGTTACTGATAATTATTTATACAAAATTATATTTTTGATAGACGATCTAGGAATGAACTGAACACTGCAAGTTTTTGCTCCTCCAGTTCACGGGAACTAGATTTATTGATGATCTGTTGAGCAACTTCCATTTCTCTTTCAGTCCAGATACCGTTTACCATCATCCATTCTTTATTTTCCATGATACCTCTAACAAAGGCATCTGGAGCAGAAGGGTCTGCCACAATATCAGCAGCAGTTGCGAGAACAAAATCATCTTGTACTTCGTTGATGCCGTTCTTCTCTTTCAGTGAACCAAGGCCTCTTGATGACACACCAAGTTGTGCGCCTTCGTCCATCAAATTCTTTACGATGTTACCCATCGGAGTGTCTAGGATTTTCGCCTTACCAATCCAGTTGTCACCGTCTTCTTTCAGAGAGGTAATCATGTGAGATACGCGGTCCAGATTAAGAGTCGGTCCTTCTGGGTGACCCAATTCACCCATCGCTCTTTTCTTATCTATCTGTTCTGTGCGATATCTATCCACCTCTTTACGCATAATCTCTTTGGGATAAGAACGATTATTACGATTGGTGAGATTGGACTGCAAGAAAACACCTTCAATGTAAAGGTGTCTCTTACCATTCTTCTCTTCTGAGAGATATTGAATATCTTCAGTGACTTCAGTTATTAGTTTCATTAGTTACCTCCCAGAGTTCCTTGATCTTGGTGTTGTTGCGAACCAAATCCAGTAACCTTGGATAGTTCTAACCAGACAACTGCATTACCACCTGTAATGGCAACAGCAATGTCTTGATCGTTTTCGGTGTTTTCTACCCATCCGTACCAATCAGTAAACCCGTTACCAGATACAGACATAATCTCTACACTATTACGAGTGATTGTTGCAGAAGCGCCACTAGCACACTGCCAATGTACTCTTGTGATATTGACTGTGGGACTAGATGCCGTCTCACCTGATTTGACAATATCGGTGTCGATATCGATGGTTCCGCTGTCACCACCAGTGCCCGTACACCTAACAACTGCCTGCACCTGAGTCAGCTTTAAGTTAGATTTTGCGAATGCCATCTATGTATCTCCGTTAGTATTTCTTTTTATGGTTCATGTGAGCCTCGGACATCAAAACATCCAAGGAATAAGTCTCACACATTTCGATACCATGTTCAAACATAACCCTATACCACCACACATCCCCATTAGCATCGGGTTCTGCGTGTTCTCCCATGATCGGTTTACCTTCACCAAACTTAGGATGCACCACTTTCGTGGCACACATGTGAGTGAGTTTGGGGTCTTCAGAACTACCCTGTTTAGGGGGAGTCTTGTCTCCCTCAGTACCAGTTTCAGTAGGATGATTCGCAGTAGGCTCATCTTTTGAAGGCTTCTCTACTGGTTTGGCCTCTTCGTTCAGTCCCACACTACGAAAATCTTTAAACGTCTTCATCTGACTCTTCCTCTGATTCTTCTGGGGTTGATTCCAAACCCATCTTTTGCATTTCTGGATCGTTAAAGATGCCTGGTACGATCTCGGATTTTCTAACCGCGAGCATATCATCGGCACGTTTGTTCATCATTGAAAAGAATTCGTCGTTTGCACCAGCAAGGTCACCATCGGCCCACTTATCCATCATTTGTCTGATAGCATCTTGAGAACCAACTTCGTCCTGCACTTCTAACTCAACGTTTTCAGCTTCTTCACTCATTATTATCTCCTACTACATTATCTTCTGGTTGACTTGCTCCGATTTGACTGTCTATCAAAGCAATTTCATCATCACTAAATCTTAAAATATTTTTCTGGACATATTCTTTACTGAATAACTGTCCAACATAAGGTGCAACCTGATTGAGAATTTCAACTCGACTTCTCAACACTTCTTGTTCCTTCGACTCAGTGTAGTAAGCATCAGATGCAAACTTATACTGAAGGTCTTCCCTAATCGCAGGCCACTCTGCCTCGTTGATAACTCCCTTGAGAATCAACTGTGTCTTCAACAAATCATCAAAGACACCAGAGAATCTTTTTCTTAACTTAGAAATGAACTTAGTAAACTTGAGTTCATCTCTTGTGATCTCAGCAGACCTACCAAAGTTAAGACCAGCCTGTTGTTCTAATCTGGAGACGGGAACGTTGAGTGATTGATATAGTTTCTTCTGGAAGTAAACTACGTCTTCAATCTCACCTAAGTTTTGGCCACCAGGCAATGTTTGAATTTCTGTTCCTCTGCCACCTTCTTTTCGTGGTAACCAGAAGTCTTCAAGCATTGACATAAACTTTTTGTCATCTCGGATTTCTCCGGTCTCAGAATCGTACACCAACTTGTTACGATATCTGTTCATGACATCTTTTAGATATTGTTCTGCCTTACTAGTCGGCAAGTTACCAACATCTATATAAAAAATTCTTCTTTCTGGTGAACGAGTGATACGATAAATCACCACTGCGTTCTCCATCATTCTTAACTGGTTAGCAGGGCGAATCGCTTTATGCAAGTACGATAGTGGTATATTCCTGTCTTGGTCAACCAAACCAGACGTACAATATGCAACTGCATCCTTACTAACTTTGATTGCCTTATCATTAGCAACATCTGTCTTGTACATTTGGTTGCTAGTGAGAGCAATACCTTTCTCATCAAAAACAAAATACTCGTTTACTTCTTTGACCAGAGAAACTTGTGTTCTACTATCTTTCTCTTTCCTGATCTCTCTGACCTTACGAATCTTTCTCGGGTCAACGTAACGAATATCTTTCAAACCCTCTTTGGGTTTCTGTGTGTCAATCACTTTGTGGAAGTAAATTCTTCCATCAATGTACCATCTTCTAAAATAATCTTGTGCCTTCGTATTGAAGTCCAAGATAGTCATAATGTTGTCAAACTCTTCTGCAATGGTTTTCTTAACACCAGCAGAAACAGATAACTTGTCAACATCAAGAAGTACTGGTTTTTCATCATCAAGGTTTGATATAGAATCATTGACAACATCTTCAATAGCTGCGTCAACATCTCCCATCATGGAGATATCTCTATATCGTTTTATTAACTGGCTCTCGTTATTAGCAGTACCTTCGATATCAAAGTATGTACCGTAGTAACCACCAGCCTTAATAGCCTCGAGCGACCCATCATCCGTGGGGGGAACAAAAGACTTTTCCCCCTGCGAAGCTTTGGATCGCTCGATTTTGTATCCAAACAATTCCATAATTTACCTTAGATTAACGGTTAAAACTTAACCCACATCGTAGTGAGAATACTGCCAAGTCACCGTAAATTCTTCAAAAATATCATTCTGTGCATAATTCAATGCAATTTCTGACATCTGGATAGGGAACGCATTGCGGAGTGTATACTGGCCACCAGGCAATACTGCATCGTTACGATCCAAATGTTCAACAACGATGTCGGTCTGATAGTCACGGGGTGTAAGAACACCAGTGTTATCAGCACGATCATTCAAACCATTCATCCACTGTTCAAAGGGACTTCTGAGACTGAATTCAGAATCGTTTACAACCGTGATAGTCCACGGATCAAAGATTCTCTCACCCGCCAACTTCACCTCACGACCTCTGTACTGGATGATCGCGGGGTTTACGTTAGAAGCAGGCAGTGCGGCGCCAGTTACGAGCAGACTGTAAGAAGTGTCAACGCCAACCACATAGGAAGGAAACGCGAGTTTCACCCTAAACTGATTGGGACGAGCACCTCCGGCGCCAAGTCTTGCCTTAAACTCTTCAATATTCATCTAACTTTTCTCCTAAGTTTGTCTGTTATTTATTCGTACTATTAAGCGCCAAGTTCTTCAAACGAGATGCCAGTTCTAGTAGCAATAAACGTCAGAGTGATGAAGTTGATAGACTTAGCAGGTTTGATGTAAATATCTGCTCTAAACTCATTAGAGTCGATAACCTGAGGCGTGTTGTTTGATTCGTCACAAACTACACGGAAGTCGTAAATACCTCTGCGTCCCTGTACGTCACGCAAGAACGGTTCTACCAGCGCAACAAACTGTGCTCTTGTAAACGCATCGTTAAACTCAAACAACTGGAATTTTGCAGCAGTTGCAATTGCCTTCTCAAGAACGATAAACAGTCTGCGAACATTGATTCTGTTGAAAGCAGAAGGTTTGGCAAGCATAGTCTTGTCACCAAACAAAACGATACCAGCTTCAGGCGAATTGATTACGGGGTTTACACCCTTTTGATACAGTGAATCTCTGTCTGCCTTCTTGGGAGACCAAGCGAGTTTGATAGCATTCTTGATGACACCACGATTCAAACCAGCAGGAGAGAACCAAGGATCGTCAGCGAGGTCAGTGATTACACAACATCCAGCAACGTCACCGTTGAGGGGTGCATATGTGTACCTGTCGTTGTACTTGTCGTACATATACTTCCAACCACTGTCCATGACAGCGTAAGAGGATCGTGTATATAGACCGTGGTCGGCGCCACCGAGAATATCGGTAACTTCGTCACCTTCGTTCTGTACAACACTTGCTCTCTGTGGGGAGATAAATGCGAGACAGTCTTTACGAACCTCACAAACGTTGTCGATAACATAGTCACCGACACCTGTTGAGTGTGCAGACAACAGAAGCAGAGAAACATCTACTAGTTCGTCGTTTGCAAAAAGATCGTATCCAGTTTGCAGATTGCCAACAGACGGAGAAGA